AGCCTGCAACAGATCAATCGCAAGCATTTAGAAAAAATTACGCCGGAATTGGTTATGTTTACGATTTAACACGCGATGCTTTTGTTAGCCCAAAACCTGTGGTTTTACCGGATATGGAACAATATTTAACTTTTGATGAATTTTCTTGTTTGTGGAATTACAATCCTCCACAGTCAGAAGGTGCAATTGGGGTAACTCATGTCTAGTCCAATAACTGATTTAAAAGTTGTTAATAATGTGCTCGTAAAACTGCACAATTTTATTAATAAAGGCGATACCCATGAAGGCCATGCCCATGAATTTGACCACATAACTTTATTGGCGGCTGGTGCAGTAACTATGAAACATGATAACGGCGAGCAAGATTTTATTGCTCCGCATTTAATTGTTACGCCAAAAGGAATTAAACATCAATTTATTGCTTTAGAGCCAAATACTGTTTTTTGCTGCATTCATGCCATATCGGACACGCCATGAATGACATAACTTATCGTGAAATCTACGACAGGCTGGTGGCTGTTGAAGGCAAGGTCGATGCCCTGACGGAAAGCACCAAGGATGTCACGGCAGCATTTAATGCTGCTCAAGGTGCATTCAAGGTGCTGGAGACACTGAGCAAGCTGGCAAAGCCCCTGCTGTGGCTGGGCGGTCTGTTTGTGGCTGCTATGGCTTTATGGGATAGCTTTAAGGGGCGGTGATGATTGATCCGCTAACGGCACTGGCGGGTATACAAGCAGCGGTTGCGCTAATTAAGAAGGTTAGCAAGACTGTCGATGACGTATCCAGTCTTGGCCCCGTACTTGGGAAGTATTGGGACGCCAAGGCGGTAGCGACAAAGGCCGCTGTACAGGCTAAAAAATCAAAATCATCCATGTCGGTTGCGTTGCAAATCGAGTTATTTTTGGATGAGGCGAAAAGGTTTGAAAATCAGCTTGAACTCATGTTCATGCAAAGCGGTCGTGTAGACGTCTGGAACAAGATCAAAGCTAGGGCGGCGGCAATGGATGTTGAAGCGGCCCACGATGCTAGGCGCGAAAAGGAACTTGCTTCAAGGCGCAAAAAAGAGATTGATGAAGTCATTGAGTTAGCCTTGCTGGGGTTGGTATTTACCGCCATGCTAGGGGTTATTACTTACTTTGTCTTTGGCATTTTTGAGCAGTGTGGGGGCAAGTGCTGATGGCAGGCGATGAGCGCCTAAACCTGGTTGACAAGGTGCTGGCGTATGTGTCCAGCCCCTTTAGACTGTTTGCAATGGTGCTAATGGCTGTCTTGACGTTTGCTGGCTACTTTGTCTACACAAACCAAGACTTGTTGATAGGTGCTTACAAGGAATCTAAAAAGATTCCCAGCATTGCAGAAGATCGTGTGGAGGACGCAGCGGCCCACTTGTTTAAGCAGTCTGGTGCGCTGGTCGTGGCGATCTTTAAAGTTAACAGCATGTTTGGGACTCGCATCTTGCATCGGGCTTATACCAAGAATGGCAGAGACAAAACAAATGATGGGCTGGATGTTGGCCTGTTTACTCAGAATGCGGCCAACAACGCTGATGTTGTAAAGTTGATGGCAAGTGAAATTCCATGCGGTGATTACAAGTCGGCGCAATCAGAGATGGGGCTGTGGTATATCGCCAAAGGTGTGGCCTACACATGCCGCATTAGCGTACCACCAGAGCCAGGGCGCTTTGTCGGACAGATCACAGTGGGCTGGGCAACAGAGCCAGCAGACCTTGAGCAAAGCAAAGCAATGCTGCAAATCGCAGCAACCATGTTATCTAGGAGTAAACAGTAATGGATTGGCTAAAACAAATCGCGCCCACAATTGCCACGGCAATGGGTGGCCCACTGGCAGGCATGGCTGTGTCTGCAATCTCCAAAGCTATTGGTGTTGACCCTGACAAGGTGGGCGACCTGATTTCCAACAACAAGCTGTCAGCAGAGCAAATTGCTCAAGTCAAGATTGCTGAGATTGAGTTGCAGAAACAAGCTCAGGAGCTTGGCCTAAATTTTGAAAAGCTAGAAGTTGAAGATCGCAAGTCTGCGCGAGAGATGCAGGCCACCACCCGTAGCCTAATGCCGCCAATTCTTGCTGCCACAGTTACAGTGGGCTTTTTTGGCATCATGGTGATGATGTTTATTGGCAAAGTAGACAGCGCTAACCCTGCAATTTTGATGATGCTGGGAAGCCTTGGCACAGCTTGGACGGGCATTATTGCCTACTATTTTGGTTCATCTGCTGGCTCACAAGCCAAGACCGATTTACTCTCTAAAGCAGGGCCAGTGAAATGACCGAACACTTTACCCTTGCGGAGCTTACCGCCACTAGCCACCGGCAGTTCGACAATACGCCTAATGAGGCAGAGACTGCCAATCTTCAGCGGCTGGCTGAGTTTTTAGAACAAGTAAAAACAGCGTTAGACGGCAAGCCAATTATGATTAACAGCGCTTTTCGGTCTAAGCAAGTAAACGACTCTGTGGGCAGCAAAGACACTAGCCAGCACCGGACGGGCTGCGCGGCTGACTTTAAAGTGCCTGGCATGACACCAGACGCTGTGGTCAGGGCAATCATTGCGGCTGGCCTGCCCTACGACCAGATTATCCGTGAGTTTGATGCCTGGACGCACATTAGCATCAGCGACAAACCACGCAAGCAAGCACTAATCATTGATCGGGCGGGGACTCGCCCTTTTTCATAAGTTTGCGGTACGCTGCAATAGCGTCTTTAAGGTCGCATTGAAGTTGTTCAATCCGGTCGTTCTGCTGGATCATCTTGTCGTTTGCTTGCTGCGCGAACTCCGCTAGGTTTTCTTGCGACCACGTTCTGAAGTTTGACATGTTCTTCCGTTGTAAATTTGTGCCCGTTGCCGCACTCGCGGCGGCGTAAAGTAAAGCCTGTTTTGTTTCTTGTGTCTTCCACAGTACTCCACGCGCCACAAGTCGGACATTTCAAGCGTTTTTCTCCTTGCTAGCTTGCTCAATGGCTCTGGCAAACGCAAACCACTGATAGTTTTGTTCGTGCTTTTGTAGGATTTTGCTTATTTCTTCGTCCCGTAGCTTAACCCAAGGCTTTTTGTAGTCTTGGATGTCATCATCATCATTGTTGTCTATTGGCCTCATGGTGTCACCATTCTCTTATAGTTGGCTGCAAGGGTGCTGTGCATGTGTGAATCGTGGTCAGGTCAGCAGTGCGCTTGCCGCAGCGTTGGCAGAAGTTGCGTTCCTCTGGCTGCGCCAAAGCATCTTTAATCGCCCATCGAACAAGCCTACGCTCATGTGCATTTGTTTCAATGTATTCAAGGCACATCTTTAGTGCTTCGTCTTTAGTCATAAGCTCCCCCTTGCCTCAATCCAATCGGGAAAAATCTTGCTCTGCGCTGGATAGTTTTTTTGCCATTCAGTCGCAGCCTTTTCATTTAAGAATTTCACGCCGTTTTCAAGGTCGGACATGACACAGGAGTGCCACTGATCGTAGATTGCATTACGCTCATCAGCGCGGACAAGGTCGGCAAAGCGTTCAAGGTCTTGAGGAGTCTTTAATGCCCATTCACTAAACCCAGCCTCACGCGCCATCTCAATGATTGTTTTCATATCAGCAAGCTCCAAACCCAAAGCCCTGTAAAGAACAGCAGCAAAACGACCACCATCAGCGCCACCAAAACAAAGCCAACTACAACACTGCCAACCATCTGCCACGCTTGCGGCACTGGCTCAATGTCCTCTGGTATCACCGGATACGGCTTGATCTTGCGGACTACTTCCGGCTCTAGCTCCGCATTGGTAAAGTGGCAAAAGTGTTCGCATTGCGGTGTGTGTTGGCAGATAGCGCCTGTATCACACACCCTGTTCATGCAGCCTCCGTGTAGGCTTTAAGACGCTTAATCCGGTTGCGGTTATAAACCACCAGCGCCTGCGCGTATTCAACGCCAGTTTCAGCCCGTAGCAGGGCAAATTCTGCCTCTTTAAGCTCCAATGCTACAGCTTGGGCAGGGGTAAGCACCTTAAAAACTTCTAGCAATTTAGGCCATTTCATAGTGTCCATTCCCTTTCTTGGCGATTGGAATTTGACTTAACTGTTTTGCCGGTCAGCCGGATAAGGCCAAGTTTCTGCATTTCGTTCAAGCGCCTTGCAATCTGGTTAGGGTCAAGCCTTGAGTAAAAGGAAATGCCATCTTTGCCAAGCGGCCCAATCGTGCTGAGTGCCTCCAAGATTTGAGCGTAGTGAGAGCTAACGTCTGTGATGGATGCCGCTGCCTGGTGGGATGTGGCGGGGTCACTGCTACGCGCCCGTCCAAACTCACCCGCTGGAATAATTTTCTTAAAAAAATCTTTGTAGTCCATGATGCACCTTAAAAAAAGAAGGGGACTTACGCGCCAGGCAACTGCGGGAAGCACAGCGCTGCCCCAAAAAATTAGAACGGAATATCGTCCGGCATGTCATCAAACCCGCTAGATGCCTTTACCGGACGGGCAGCAGGCGGGGCAGAGAAAGAGGCTGGCGCATCTGTCTTTTGCTCAAAGCATTGAAACCAGCCATCAAACGGGGCGGGAATGCTGTCTAGCTTAATTTTCATCTTGCCATTCTCAGCCCAAACAGTGCCGTGCGTAGTCCAGTAGGTCTTTTTCTGCCCCTGCGATTCGTACTCACGGGCGGCATATTTAATGTCGTATTTCATAATTTTTCAAGTTCCTTAATTTTGCTGTCCATCTCACCAAGAAATTTAACCACCTCAGCTTCCAGCCCTGCCACATAAGCAGGGTCGTAAACCTCGCGCACAATGAACACTTGCAGTCTCTCCGGCAGGCGCGGGTCAAAGCTCACAAAGTCGCACCAGTGCCGTCCAGTGCAAGCCATCTGCCATTGCACTTGGGCGCGGTGCTTTGTGGGCATCTTTTTGCCCAGCAAGGTATCCAAGTGGGTGGCAGTGTTAGGACACTTAATCTCAATCAAGCCAGAGTCGCCCACCAAGCCATCAGGAGATGCCCCAGACTGCTCAATTGACGGGTGGGTTACAAAGCCTTCAGCTTGCACTAAAACGCCTTTGGCGGCCTCATACGCAGACAAGGCTGCTGGCTCTGTGTCTGTCCCGTGCTGCATGGATGCGTTACTGTAAGACTCAGCAGCAGCGCCGGTCAGCCTTTCGCAGATCAGCAGCGCCATGTAATTGGCTCGGGTGGCTGAATAGCCGGACTGAGTTTTGCCAATGATGTCGCTGATGCGGCTGGCGGTCACTTTGCCCAGACGGGCGGAAAACCATTCGGGTGTGCGCTGTTCCATTAGACTGCTCCCAATTTCTTTTTCATGGCATCCTTGGCCTTAATGATGGTGTTCTGCCAGGCTTCATCACCCTTACAGGCAGCGTAGCCTTCCTTAAAAGCCTTGATTAGCTGTGGCTCATCAGCGGCTGCATTGATGGCGCTAAGGTGGTCTGTCAGCCCGTCCACTGTCCTGATTTCGGTGCGGCGGCTTCCGGCATTGCCATCGTCATCTTCAGGGGCGATGCCGCAAGCTGCCATCAGGCTGTAGCGCCTAGCGTATGTCAGGGCGCTGCCGTAGCCTTGTGGGTCTTGCTTGCTGGCCGGAACGTGCAGCTTGCCGCATTCCAGCATCTCGCCAGATTCGTGGATAAAGACTGTTTCAACAGTTACGCCTGTGGCATCCTCGCTGGTGCGCTGGATTAACGCAATGCCAGCGCTGTTAAGGCTGCTCATTACGGCATCAACGCAAGCGCCAAGGTCTGCGTATTTGCTGCGAAAGTGCGGGTTTGTAGATGACTTCAGGGCTGGGCCAAAAGCCTTTTGCGCTTGAACTAGCGCGGTTGCAATGTTTTTCATAGTTTCTTTCAAGTTAATTCACGTTGTAAGTGCTGCAGTTCTTCAGTGGCAATCTGGAGATGGCGGCGCTGATCTTCTATGACTTGGCACAACTCAAACACGCTATGCCGTAAAAAACCCACTTGGTAGGCGCACCGGACAAGCGGGTCTGTGCTGCACTTGCTGCCGGTTTCAGCGGCTTGGATGATCTGCTCGGCATTCATGATGACCACCAGAAGAACAGAACAGCGGCTAGTGCTACGCCAATAATGAGGGCAAGCAAGAAGTCAAGCGCAGCATCTGCGCGGTCTGATGGGTTCATAGACCCTCCAGAATCATTTGTTCGATGCGCTGCACAATTGCAGGGTTGATGATCTCAAGGCAGTCTTTGTGCGACCCGTCCAGATGCAAAGCGTAGACTGTAACGATGGCAGGCCAGGCGGGATCAATGTCTGTGGCTGGTTCAGCAGGCTCTAGCTCGGCAAGGCCAGTAAAGATAAAACCTTCAATGGTTTTGTCAAAGTGAATGTTCATAGTTGCTCCAAAAAGACCCACCGAATTAGTGGGATTGATTGAACTATAGCAAAGAAACAATCCAGCAGTCAACAACTTGTTTAAAATAAATTCACAGAGTGTTGACTTTTTGCAAATTGTTGCTAACATGCAACCATGAACAAAGAACACCAGATTCAATCTGACAAAGACTTGATTGCCCATCTTGGTGGGCCTGCTTCTGTTGCCAAGCGGTTGGAATTTAACTCTACGCAAAGGGTTCACAATTGGCTAACAAGAGGCATTCCACCCTCTGTCAAACTAGCTTATCCAAAGATTTTTTTAAAAAAGATTGGCAAAAAATGATTGGCGTGTGTAATTTTTGCAACAAGCGCATTGTTGGTAGAGAGCCAGCAGCTAGGTTTTGCTTTCCTTGTGTAGACGGCAAAAGCAAACGGACTGGCGCAACAAGCGCACACAATGCGGTTAATCAAGCTGTCAAGAAAGGCATCCTTGCGCCTGCAAAAACGCTTGTGTGTGTTGATTGCAATGAAATGGCAGATCGCTACGACCATCGTGATTACAACAAACCCCTTGATGTTGTCCCTGTGTGCCGCAAATGCAATGCACAGAGGGGCGAAGCTACCCCTGTTTTTTTTGAAACAGCACAACAATGCAATTAATTACTGAACAACAACAGGCAACGCTGCAAACCGCCATTGCCAAAGCTGGTAGCAAGGCAAAGCTGGCGCGGCTGCTGGGTGTGTCTAGGGCGGCTGTAACGCACTGGAAAAAGCTACCTAATGGCAGGCTCTACCAGCTACAAGTCACGCAGCCGGATTGGTTTAAATGAACTATTTCACAGCCACACAGATTTTGGACAAAGCCCGTGAGGGTAAACGCTACCCATTGCACATCATTAATCAGGCACTGGAGTTAACAGGGGACATTGATGAGTCACATGCTGGAATGCGAGGCAAGGGAGTGGATCAAGCGCCACAGGCAGAAGGCCAGGGAGATGGGGGCAAACGCAGCCCATTTGTGGTGGCGCAAGGTGTCATACGACATAGCGCGGATTCGTGGTCAGTCGGCGTTTGATGAATTGCGTGACGAAATGAACAGGCAACGTGCTCACGTTTGAAGTGCCAGGCGATCCCCACGGCAAGGGACGGCCTAAATTTGCACGGCGCGGCAACTTTGTGCAGACTTACACAGACAAAAAGACCACCAGTTACGAAGATTTGGTGAAGTTTCACGCCAACATTGCAATGGTAGACCTAGACCCGCTAAAGGGCGCTGTGGCGGTTTACATCTACATCAAGCTGGCAGTGCCTAAGTCGTACTCTAAAAAGCGCACAGAAGCCTGTTTAAGCGGTTTGGAGCGCCCTATAAAGAAACCAGATTGGGATAACGTGGCGAAATCTATTTGTGATGCTATGAACGGGATTGTTTACATGGATGACACGCAAATCGTGGATGCCCATGTGACCAAGGTTTACGCAGCTAATGCGGGTGTGGATATTGGAGTTAAGGAAATTTAATGAGCTACATCGTGGCATCGTTGCCGCCTGTCAAATGTTTTGTCAAGCGTGAGTTTTTGTACAATTTCACCAAGGGGCATGGCGAACTTGAGCCTGCCATCTGGGTCAGCCTGAAAGCCTTGCGCGGCCAGGTGTTTCGTATTGAGTCGCTGCTGCCTGCTTACGGGGCGCTGTACGACAAGCTGCCCATCCATGCGTATGTATGGAAAGAGGGCGCTAGCGACTTGCCTATAGACACGCTCCAGCTTTGGGACTGCATGGGCTACAAGTTCACCATTGTGGAAAAGATAGGGCTACGCAATTTGGGTGTTAAGTTCCTTGGCAAAGATAAGCAATGGCACTTTGGGCGCTATCTGTTTACAGTGGACTTTTGCGCTGATGGCATGGAAGTGGACACGGGTTTTACAGAGCAAGCTGAAGAACACAAGTCTTTTAACTGGATCAAGTTAGAAGACGGCCAATTTGCCTGCCAGCCTAATAACAGATGCCTGTGGTACGACCAAAGCCTTATACCTGGCAAGACTAAATTCCCAGACTTTCAAGCTGCCCAAAATCTGTGGACAGTAGACGGCACACGCAAGTGGTCGGCTGGTGATGATTGGTTTTACACCATTGAGGAAAAGACTTGATTCCCGAAGACGCAGCGCAGTCGATCAGAGACAAAGCGCCACTGTACGGGGAGGCCAAGGCCCAACGGGTGTACCTTGAGGAATTCCGCAAGTCTAAAAAGGCTATGCTGATGAAGGAGGCTCTAAAGCTAAAGGTGGAGGCGGCCAACGCACAAGAGCGTGAGGCTTACGCTGACCCTGAATATGTCCAGCTCATCAAGGGTCTAGCATTGGCAATAGAAAAGGAAGAAACCCTTAAATGGGAGCTTGAGGCTGCTAGGCTTGACATTGAAATTTGGCGCAGCCGTGAGGCTACCAACAGGACACAGGACGGGGCGCACAGGTGATAAAGCACAAGTACATCAGAAGCAAGAAGCTGTTAAAGCTGGTGGCCGGTTTGGACTGCCAATCTTGCGGGTCTGGTGAGATGGTGCAAGCTGCCCACACCAATTGGGGCGGCGGCAAGGGAAGGGGCATAAAGGCTGATGACAACCTAATCGCTGCCTTTTGCCTTAGATGCCACTATGAAATAGACCAAGGATCAAAGTTAAGCAAAGAAGAAAGAATGGAGAAGTGGCTTAAAGCCCACAGCAAGACTGTTAACGCTTTGCGATCTGTTTGGCCTGTTGACATTCCTTTACCGGATGGTCTATGATGTTGTTGTCAAGTGGTCGCAACACAAGACAAACATGAGGCCATTTTCTCATGCGTTACCCGTAAGGGGCTGATGTTGCGACCATCAGAACGCAGTAGAAAGTGGCTTTTTTGCGTTCCAGTGCCGATTGCTGATGACGAAACAATGCACCAATGTCGTGGTGGCTATCGAGAAAAGCGATGCGCTTACTGACAAGCCAGCGCGAGAACTTTCAGCGGTATCTCAGGAACAAGGCAAACGTGGTGATGTGGAGCTTAGGCCATGCTTAATGGTCGCCTTGGAAATAGAAGCTGACCTTATGGGAGTGGTAGTCGTAAAAGATGGCCAAAGTCGGGGGTATCATCCGCTTGGCTTGTCCTATGGGAAATGCTAAAATAAAACAAGGAGAATTCATCATGGCTCAAGATAAAGATGTTGCAGACTTCATTTCCACGCTGCTGCACAGTGGAACAGTGACCCATTTCATGCACTTATCCACAGACTCCTTTGCCACGCACATGGCCTTAGGTGGCTACTACACAGAAATCATTGAACTGGTAGACAACTTTGCGGAGGCTTACTCTGGTGCGTACCAGAAGATCAAGACATTCCCTGAGAACTTCCACAATGCCAAAGACCCCGTGCGCTACCTAGAGAGCATTTGCGACTATGTGGAAAAGAACAGAAAAGCAATGCCGGATAACAGCCAGCTACAAAACATCATTGATGAGATTGCAGCCCTGATCGATTCTACGCTGTACAAGCTGACGCTGAAATGATCCGAATCTTTGCCGGATACGACCCAAGGGAAGCTGTTGGCTTTCACGTTTTCTGTCAAAGCCTGATCGAGCGCACCAAAGAGCCGGTTGCCATTACGCCTTTCTACGGCAAGCAGCGGGACGGCACAAACGCCTTTATCTATCAAAGATTTTTAGTTCCCTACTTTACAGGCTTTAAGGGCAAAGCAATTTTTATGGATGCCAGCGACATGCTGATGCTGGGCGACATAGATGAGCTAAACAAGCTATTTGACCCCACAAAGGCTGTACAAGTCGTTAAACACGACTACAAGACGCAGCATCCTCGGAAGTACATTAACACGCCTATGGAGGCTAAAAACGAGGACTACCCAAGGAAAAACTGGTCTAGCCTAATCCTGTGGAATTGTGAGCACCCGCGCAATAAAGTGTTAACCCCTGAATACGTTGATGACCATAGCGGCTCAGACTTGCACAGGTTTACATGGTTGCCGGACTCGCTAATCGGGGAATTGCCTAAACAATGGAATGTGTTAATTGGCGAACAGGACAACCCAAATGCCAAGATTGCACATTACACTTTGGGCATACCGGAGTTTTACCATTACAAGGACTGTGACCACAGCAAGCCCTGGCACAGCACCCGCAGCAGAATGCTCAATGGCCTGATAAACATGAAAGACCAGCAAAATGGCGACTGAACAACAACTTGCCCAAGCGTTAAGCCCGTATGACCCCAACTATTTGCAAAACCTAGCATTGGGCCAAGGAACGCCATCTTTGCTTGGCAACACCACAGTTAAGCAACCAAACGGCTTTGCACCAATGCAAGCCAATCCAGATAGGGATAACGCCTATGTTGATCCAAATCCAGCCTGGACTGATTTAACGCCTACGCAACGAGCCGAATATTACCAAGACCCTCAAAACGCATTGATGGCTGGAATTACACAGTTAGGGCAAAAGGGGTTTGCGCTTTCTGGGTTGGGTAGAGTTCAAAACTTTTTAAACCCAACAATTCAGCCAGCAGAAGCCCAGATTGCTCTGGGTATTACCCCGCAGCAGACTTTCCGTGCCTCAGAGATGGCGCAACAAGATGCGGTTAACAATGCTTTTGCCATGCAGTCGATGCAAGACGCACTCGCAGCGGACACAGCGGCAGCGCAAGCAGCCAATCAGTCTGGATCACCCGCTGGCGCTGGTTTAGGTACTGGTGACGGCGGCATGGGCAGCGGTGGCGGCAGAAGCGCTGGGGATAGCGATGGAACTACAAGCTCAACCAGTTCTGACACAGGTACTGGCAATCCTGGTGAGAGTTTTTTTCACGGCGGTAAGGTTAACAAAGCCCATCTAGCAGGCCCAGACCCTAAAGGCCCAGATGACGGCTATGGCGCTTTACAAGGTGGCGAGTACGTCATTAAAAAGGCGGCAGTGAGAAAATACGGCGAAGGCATGCTGGGCAAGATTAACGCAGGCAAATACGCGCCAAGGGGCTGACATGGCAACCGAACAAGAACTTGCTCAAGCCTTAGCCCCTGCTTTTGGGATGTATCCCAAGGCTTTCAGGGGCAACTATGGCAATCCGCAAGACGCTGCTAATTTGCCCGTAGATGTGCTGCGAGGGCGCACGGCTGGCTTGTTGGGAATGTTTGGCGATGTTGTTAACCAGCCTAGCGCCTTTACGCCAGTTCGGGCTGTTCAGTTAGCCATGCAGAACATAATGGGTCAAGAAAAATACCCTGACACAGAGCGTTTTCTTCAAACGCTGCCTTTAGCGCCAACGTCAAGGGCGGGACAAGTTGCAGGCCAAGCGGCATCGTATGTGCCGTTAAACCCAGCGCCAGCGGTTCGGGCGGGAATTGCAGGGGCTAAAGCTCTAGCGCCAACTGCGGCAAATATGGCTGAACAGTACATGGTAAAAACGGGCGGGATATTGCCGCTTGATGTCTATCACGGCACACCACACACATTGCCGCCAACAGAACGCAACCCACTTGGCGAGTTTGATGCGTCCAAGATTGGCACGGGTGAGGGAGCGCAGGCTTTTGGGCATGGAATTTACACCGCTGAAAACCCCAATGTTGGTAAAGGATATGCTGAGCAACTTTCAACGGCACAAGGCCCATTAGGTGATGTTGCTAAATATTGGCGTAAAAATGGCGGTGAAAGCGCATTTAGGTCTTTTGCAAAAGATGCTGGTTTACCGCCTTCAGAAATAGAAAACACTGCTAATGTAATTCGTAACACCGGCAATTTGTATAAAGTAGACCTACCAGATCAGATGATTCCCAAGATGCTGGATTACGATAAGCATTTAAGCGACCAATCTCCTGAAGTGCAAAAAATCTTATTGCCATATCAAAAAGAAATTGGCGGCAGCTTTGGAACTGGCGAGCAAACATTGAAAGCCATTGCATTTGAACGGCGTATGAAAGGTCTTGATGATTCTCCGGCTGCTGTGGCAGAGCAACTAAGACAAATGGGCATTCCTGGCATCAAGTACTTGGATGAGGGATCGCGCATTAAAGGTGAAGGCACACGCAACTTTGTCACCTTTCCTGGCGAGGAAAAGAACTTAACAATTCTGGAGCGCAATGCAGAAAAGAGTGTTAAATGACTACAGACATAACTAAAGTAGCTAATAGTAGGAGAAAAGCCGGTGGTCGAGTAGCGGGAACGCCAAACAAGGTCACAGCACAGGCTAGAGAGGCCATAGCGCTGTTTGTTGATGACAATGCACCTAGACTAGCCCAATGGCTTGATGCAGTCGCTAACGGCGATCCTGAGAATGATGTTAAGCCAAACCCAGCCAAGGCATTTGAGCTTTTCCAGAGCGTGATTGAGTACCATGTGCCCAAATTGGCAAGAACAGAGCACACCGGCGCAGATGATGGCCCGATTGAAATGGTGGTGACATGGGCAAACGGGAAGTAATCCTTCCATACAGCCCACGGGACGCATTTATGCCGTTCCACAATAGAACGGACAGATGGGCTTGTCTGGTTGCTCACCGAAGGGCTGGCAAGACAGTCGCCGCCATCAACGACATCATCAAACGGGCAATCACTGGCGACAAGATGGCTCAGTACGCCTACATTGCCCCTTTTCGTAGCCAGGCCAAGCGGGTGGCATGGGACTATCTGAAGCATTACGCAGCGCCGATCACCAAAAACACCAACGAGGCTGACTTGCTGGTAGAGCTAGTTAACGGGGCAAAGATCATGCTGTTTGGCTCAGACAACGCTGATGCCATGCGGGGGCTAGGTTTTAACGGGGTCTACCTTGACGAGTACGGCGATTTCAAGCCTAGCGTATGGGGAAATGTGATAAGGCCCACACTTTCAGACCGGCTAGGATGGGCTGTGTTTGGCGGCACACCGAAGGGCAAGAATCAGTTTCACGACATTTACAGGGTCAGCCAAGCCACGCCAGGCTGGTTTTTGACCCGCCTGCCAGCCTCAGTTTCCAAGCTGCTGCCTGACTCAGAGTTGAAGGACGCACGGGATCAATTAAGCCAAGACCAGTACGACCAAGAGTATGAGTGCAGCTTTGATGCGGCCATTCTTGGCGCTTACTACGGGCAAGAGATGCGCCTGGCTGATGAAGAAGGCCGGATTAGGGACTTACCCTTTGACCCTGAAAGCCCTGTGTTTACCGCATGGGACTTGGGCTATCGGGATGACACGGCCATCTGGTTTTATCAGGTGGTCAGGGGCGAGATCAGGGTTATGGACTATTACGCAGTCTCAGGCGCAAGTATTGAGGAGATTGCAGAGGTGGTGGTTAACAAAGGCTACCGCTACACCAAGCACTATCTACCGCATGACGCACGGGCCAAGACGCTGGCATCAGGCGGCAAGTCGATTGTTGAGCAACTGGCGGCGCATCTGGGCGGCATGGCAAAGCTGGCGATTGTGCCGGACATTGGCATTCAGGACGGCATTCAGGCGGTGCGGATGGTGCTGCCCAAGTGCTATTTTGACCCTAGCTGCGATGAAGGGCTGGAAGCACTTAGACAGTACCAAAGGGAATATGATGAGGATAAGAAGGCTTTTAGGCAAAATCCTCGCCATGACTGGTGCTCACATCCAGCAGATGCGTTTAGAATGTTAGCAGTGGCCTACCGGCAAGACAACAAAGACCAAGCGCCACCTAAAGGCAAAACCCTGCAAACCATTACTCTCGATGAGATGTGGGAATTTGAGACTACTCACAAACAGGAGCGAATATGAGCCAGCCAGTAGCAGAATGCGGTGCATACAAAAACATCACCGAAACAGGCGCAGTCAGTTCCGGCCCGTGCCAATTGATCGGCTTTTACGTCAACAGCACCACAACCGGCACTTTGGTGCTTAGAGACGGCGGCGCAAGCGGCACAGTCATGTCGGGCACGATCACTCCGGCAATCGGTTTTAATGCCTTTCCAGCCAATGTCGGCACAAGCCTGCATGCAACAATTGCGGGGGCTGCTCTTAACGTGACGTTCTTCTTTGCTGCTGGCTTCTAATGGCTTACGAAGATGACGGCGCATACGAGGGCGATGATCTCGGCCCTTATTGGCACGACCAGATAGAGAACGCCGAAAAGGTGTTTGAAAAGTGGGAGAAGCGCGGCCACAAGGTTGTTAAGCGCTACCGCGATGAGCGCGATGCCATCGAGATGCCACGGATGAAGTTCAATATCCTGTGGTCAAACATTCAGGTGCTGATGCCCAGCCTGTACGGGCGGCAAGCCAAGCCTGAAGTTTCACGCAGATACATGGATCAAGACCCTGTTGGGCGCTTGGCCTCCACCATGCTTGAGCGAGTGATCGAGTACGAAACAACGCAATTTAACGACTTTGACAGCGCAATGACCAACGCTGTGCAAGACCGGCTGTTGCCAGGTCGAGGCACGGCATGGATTCGTTACGAGCCTACTATTGTCGGCCAGCCTGAGATGGTTGAAGCGCTGGAAGAATCAGCAGAGACTTCACTGTCAAACGTGCAAGAGTCGGGCGAGTCAATTGATTCTGCTCACAGCCCTATTGATTACGTCTATTGGAGCGACTTCATACACAGCCCAGCGCGGACATGGGATGAAGTCTGGTGGGTGGCCCGTGCCGTCTACATGACGAAAGAAGAAGGCATCGAGCGCTTTGGCGATGTGTTCAAGAATGTTGGCTTGTCCTCACAAAACACGGACGAAGACAGCAAAAACCCAATGACGGCCAAGACCACCTATGAGAAAAAGGCAAAGGTCTTTGAAATCTGGAACAAGCGCACGTTTAAGGTGTGCTGGGTTGCCAAGAATTACCCGCTGTCACTGGATGAAGTTGATGACCCGTTAGAGCTTGAAGGCTTCTTCCCATGCCCTAAACCGCTGATGGCGACTACGACCACCGGCTCACTGATCCCGATTCCTGACTACTGCGAATATGAGGATCAGGCGCAAGAGCTAGACAACCTGACGCAGCGCATCTACTTGCTGACTAAGGCTTGCAAGGCTGTTGGTGTGTTTAACGCTGAATTTAAAGAGTTGGCGCGGATGTTTAGCGAGGGTGTAGACAACAAGCTATTCCCTGTGACTGCATGGGCGGCAATGAGCGAAAAGGGTGGGCTGAAGGGTGCTATCGACATGATGGACACCTCGCAGATCATCATTACGTTGCGCGAGTTGTACGCATCACGGGAGCAAGTCAAGCAGTCTATCTACGAAATCATGGGCATTTCGGACATTCTGCGCGGCTCATCTAAAGCTACGGAAACTCTTGGCGCACAGCAGCTAAAGGCTAACTTTGGCAGCTTACGACTAAGAAGCAGCCAAGGCGATGTGGCGCGGTTTGCCACTGAAATTTTTAAGCTCAAAGCGCAAGTTATTTGTAAGTTTTACCCGCCTGAGCTAATTGTTGAGATGTCGGGTGTGATGAACACGCCGGATGGTCAAGACCCGCAAATGCTGCAAGCTGCGATCCAGATGCTGTCAAACAGCACGATCCGCGACTTCCACATTGCAGTCGAGGCTGACAGCCTGGCCCAAATTGATGAGCAAGCAGAAAAGCAGGGCGCACAAGAGGCAATAGCGGCTATTGGCGCATTCTTGCGTGAGGCAATCCCCATGATTGGCGGTGCGCCAGAGACTTTGCCTATGGCTTCGGAGATGCTGCTGTTCTTGGTGCGCCGGTATAGGGCTGGCAGAAGTTTAGAGTCGGCTGTAGAGCGAGCAATGAAGGCGCTGCAAGACAAGGCAGACCAAGCCAAGCAAATGCCTCCACAGCCCGATCCTGAACAGATGAAAATGCAGGCGCTGAGTCAGTCTGAGCAAATGAAGATGCAGGCTCAAGCCCAAACAGATCAGATGAAGATGCAGGCAGATGCACAGATGGCGCAGGCTAAGGCCCAGCTAGACATGCAATTGCAGCAGATGAAGATGCAGTCAGATATGCAATTGGAGCAAATGAGGGCTGAATTGGAGACTGCCAAGCAAAACACCGAAATGCAGATCAAGGCCAGAGAAATGGCCGGAAGGGAAGAATATGAGCGATGGAAAGCAGAACTTGACGCAGCGACTAAAATCATGGTGGCGCGGATTGGTAGTAACCCTGGAGTCGATCTTCCTGTGGTTGAAGCAGCGGCTGCTCAAATAACCAACGAGCTAGGCGGCACGATTCTTACGGCAATGGACAAGATTGCCATGATGCACGACCAAATGGCTAACATGCACGGCGAGTCAATGCAGAACATTGGCATGGCAATGCAAAAGCTCAATGCGCCAAAGAAAGTGGTTAGGGGTGCTGACGGCCTAGTGATTGGTGTGGAGACAGCATGAGCTTAGCCCTTGCTGACAGGGTAAGACAGACCACAACGTCAACGGGCACAGGGACAATTACCCTTGATGGCTCGGTTGATGGGTTTCAGTCGTTTGCGGTGATCGGCAACAACAACACGACCTATTACACGATTGCTGGCGGTACGCAGTGGGAGGTGGGGATCGGGACGTACTACGGCGGGACGCTGGCAAGAACGACTGTCATATCCTCCTCTACAGGCGCTAAACTTAACTTGGCGGCTGGCACAAAGGATGTGTTTGTTACGCTACCTTCAAGCGTAGCAATCACCAGCGGCACGGATGTTACGTTCACCAAAGTCACAACGCCGGTAGTCCAGGCCACCAATTCGGGCGGTTTGGCCTTAAAAAATTCCGCAGGCACAACGCAATTGAGCATGGGCGCAGGCGGCGGCGACAATATTTCCCTGAACGTATCGACTAACCTTAACGGCGCAAATGCTCAAATAGACATTAGTCCAACAGGTACGGGCCATGTCCACATGAAGCCAAGTGGCACTGGATCGGTTGAGATAGCGCCAATAAGTGCGGGAACTTTGGATAATCTGGTCATTGGCGGCATTACGCCAAAAGCCGTGACAGCAACATCATTGACCACTACCACTGGCACAATCTCCACTGCGCCAACCGGCGGCACAGACATTGTGAACAAAAATTACGCAGATGGATTGTCGGCTAATTGGGGCGCTTAAATGTTTGGCTATGCTGCATTTGCGGAATTGCCATTTGCGACTGTAGGCGCAGGCGCAGCGCCACCACCACCTGAAGCCCCAATTGGCGGTCACTTTGGCTTTGATGAGAAAAAACGTGATGCACAGTGGGCTAAAGACCAAAAAGTCGAGGCGCAGCGCAAGCTAAAACTTAGAGAAGCGCTGTTTGGCCTGCCGCCAGAGGTACGAGAAGAAATCACATCATCACCTGAACAGACAATAAATGTTGCAATAACTAAACAAGTTAACTATGATGCGCTGATGCTGCGGGTCAAAGACCTACAAGCTAAAGTCAGGCTTAAGCAAGACGATGAGGATGTTGCAATGATTTTGGAGATGTTATGAAGCGTACTTGGGTTTTCCCTGCTGACGGCAGCGAGTCTTACGAAATAACGCCAGGCGCAAATAGAGGCCAGACAATCACTACTGTAATGGGCGATATAGAGCCTTTTCGATCACCAGATGGCGTAATGATTTCAGGGCGCAAGCAGTGGCGGGAGCATTTAAAAGCTACCGACAGCATCGAAATGGGCCATTCTGATGTAAAGTATGCTCAACAAGAGTGGAACAAGAAAAAGGAAATCCAGCGCGAAAGGCTCAAGGGTCAAGTCGCCACAGTGCAAGAGTTTGACCGGCCTGGCTCACCAATTGCGCCCATGCGTATGAGTGGATTGAACGTAGAGATGGCAAACCGGCTGCACAACAGACCCATGCCGGAGCGCAAAGAGATGATTAAGATGACTTTGGAACAAATGAAAAGGATGAAGTGATGGAAAATGAAGTTGTCGCACCCGACACTGTAGAAACACCAGCACCAGAAACGCCAGCGGTAGAGGTCAAAGCAGAGCCTAGCCGTGCAGACACAATTCGCGAGGCAATGAAGCAGTCGGACGATAAACCGCCCCGTCTTGCCCGTGCCCCGAAAGAGGCCAAAGAGCCAAAATTCCCCACTGAAAAAACCGAAGCTCCGAAAATGGCAGAAATGCCTAAATCGTTGAAGCGCGAGCTAAAAGAGCATTGGGAAAGAGCGCCAAGCGAGCTACAGCAAGCCATTGCCCAGCGTGATGCAGACTACGAAAAGGGCATTGCCAGCTATAAATCCCGCGATGCAGAGGCTAGGCAAATTACAGAGCAATTTGCGCCTTATGAGTGGATTTTGCGTAACGAGAACACTACGCCAGCAGCGGCCATTGGCCCACTGTTGCAGACGGCAGCGCTGCTCCGGACAGGAACGCCACAGCAAAAGTCTCAGGCTGTTGCCCAGATGATCCAGCAGTTCCAGATTCCGCTAGACCAGGTGGCATCATATTTTAATGGCGAGATGCGCCAGCCAGAAAATAATCATTACAATCAATTAGCGCAGCAAGTTCAGCAATTGACCCAGCACATCACGCAAAGTCAATATGAAGCGCAAAAACAGAATGAAAATCGAGCACTCTCGGTTATCCAGCAGTTTGCAGGCGACCCCGCAAACATGCATTTTGAGGCAGTCTCCGACAGAATGTTGCAGCTTCTCCAAGCTCCACAGGTGTTAGGTGACACAAGTCA